GGGTAGAGAAAGTAAATTATAAATGAAAGTATTAACAGTAGAGAATCAAACCTATGATTTAGACTATGTGCCAGAAGAAATAGAAGACATACGATATTGTGTGTTGGATTATAGTGACAAAGATAACGCAGATTATATATTTGTACCATTAGTATTCTTAGAAAGTTTTAGTTGTCCTGCAGCAGTATTAAAAATAGGCAAACATACAGTTAGTGTACCACTGGATTGGAATATAATAGTATGTGATCCAATGGTTGGCGATCCAGAAGTATTGCCAATCACTAGTTTAAATGATCGTGGGTTTAAAGCCTTTGTAATAAATCCAATTAGTGGATTTATGCCAGAGTTTACAGAAGTAGAAATAGTAAACATTTATCAAGATATGAAATGGTATTTTCCTAAATTAAAGTATGGACATATACTAGCAGTACCACTTGAAGACACAGTAAAACCACTGTGTGTTTACTTTGTAAAAGAAACAAATAAAATACCTGATGTACTGAGTACTGATGATTTATGGTAATATCAAAGGAGAATTTAATGACATTACACGAACAAATCGTAGAAGCATACGAAACATATACTAAAGAACATGAACTATGGGAAGACAAAAGCACTAAAGCGGCTGCTGGTAGAGCTCGTAAAGCACTAGGTGAGCTAGGTAAACTAACTAAAACTCGTCGTGCTGAAATCCAAGAACGTAAGAACTCCATGTAATGAGTGGGCAAAGACGATGGCTTAAAGTTTGGAGTAGAACAGTTGGCATGCCAGCTGGACTTAATGACGACGATAAGCCAGAGTTTTTGCCTTTACGACACAACGATGTTATTAAAGCATTATGGTTCAGAACGTTCTGGATTGTTTTGCATATTTTAACATGTTGTGCTATAATAGCTGGTAATGGAAGGACACTTGGAATATGGTAGATAAACTTAGTATTGCTAGTGAAATGCGAGCAATCGATACTAAAGATCGTAATTGGTATAAAACACTTACTGATGAAGAACGTGTAAAATACGACAAACAACTGTGGATACAACAACGTTGGGCCAGTAGTGTACAAGGCGGCAATGCAGTACAATACTTAATCTTAGTTAATGACTACTCAAATGTAAACTTTAATCTACTAGCCAAACATCCAGAGCTACAACTACAATCTTTACAAATTGCTGGTGTAGGCAAAACACAAAAACACGATTGGATGCCTCCTGGTAAAAAAGGTAAAAAGAATAAATTAGCTGAATGGTTAATAACACAGTATCCAGAATATAATGATGATGAAATAGCGTTAATAGCACAAAACATTGACAAAAAAGAATTAAAAGATATCATGGAACAACAAGGTATGAAACCAAAAGAGATTAAAGAGCTGTTGAAAAAATGAAGTGTGAGTATTGTGGCAAGGTTTTTAAGCGTGAAAGCACACTTATGTCACACATCTGTGAAAAGAAAAGAAGATGGTTACAAAAAGAGTTTCCTGAAACTATAGCAGGGTTTAGTGCATTTGATTTGTTTTATCGTTTGGGTATGCAAGGCAAGCCAAGAGAGTATATACAGTTTGTTGATAGTCAGTATTTTAGTTCTTTTGTAAAGTTTGGCAGTTATTGTATTAATACCAATGTTATTGATGCAGAAGCATATACACGTTGGCTAATACGTAAACAAGCAAAGCTCAAAGATTGGTCTACAGATAGAATGTATATGCTATTTGTTAAGGAGCATCTAAAAAAAGAAACAGTTGATAGAGCACTGGAAAGATTTGTGGAACATGCAAGTAAGACGTCTTACTTTGACACATTCTGGGAAAGTGCTGGAGGTTATGTTATTGCAGATTGGGCAGAGAGTGGAAAAATATCCCCCTGGATTATTATTTGTAGTAAACGAGCTCAATCAGCACTAAACAATATGAATGAAGAATGTTTCAATCGTGTAGCAAATAGTATTGATGCTACTCATTGGGGTAGAAAAACACAACAACAACCACAAGATGTACAGTGGGTTAAAACAATAATAGACGGAGACAGTAATGCGTAAGATGTACAATAGTGTAATAGAGTTTTTTAAAGATAGCTATAAGTTTTCGCCGTTTGCGTTTTACTGCGAACTGATTGAAGCTGTAATGTTAATTGGTGCTAGTGCGGTATTAACATATACAGTGTTGGATCCAGCAACCAAGATCTTTATTCCAATGTATTTGGTAGGCAGTATACTTGGTGTAATTAGCACATGGATTAGACGAGCAGGCTTTGCTATTGTACTAACAGTATGGTTTGTTGTAATGAATAGTATCGCTATGGTGCAGTTATTTTGGGATCCCAAAATACTATTAGTATTATGGATAGGATAAAGCATGCCAGATATTGACTTAGACTTTGCTGACAGAAAACTAGCACTAAAACTAGTAAAACACGTACCAGCAAGAATAAAAAACAAGAAGCATAATACAGGTATCTATACACATCGTGTACCAGTAGATCCTTATAATGGCTATTGTACAATAGATCACAAACAAGCAGACAATATAGGATATTTTAAATTAGACGTATTAAATGTCAGCATATATAAAGATATAAGAGATGACGATCATCTTGGACAGCTATTAGATAAAGACCCGTTATGGCAATTACTGGAACACAAAGACTTTTCAGATCAAGTATTTCATCTAAACGGACACAGCGCACTATTGCAGCAATTGAAGCCTACTTCGGTCGAACAGTTAGCAGCGACACTAGCGATAATTCGGCCTGCGAAGAGGCATCTTGCCAACGAAACATGGCAAACGATATTCAAAGAAGTTTGGACTAAACCAAGAGGAAACGAATATTACTTTAAGAAAAGTCATGCTCATTCTTATGCAATAGCATGCATAGTACATATTAACTTAATATGTGAACAACTAGGATATTAATATGAATGAAGAAAAATTTGTAGAAGAAATCAACGACATTGGTTTTACCCTGTGGGAGGGAAGATTTGATCCCGAGTGTATTGAAGAATTAAATAAATGGGCTGAAGAAAACTACCCACCAGAACGTGGTCACGATAAGAACATGAAATGGTTTGGATGGGAAACTGTTAAAGACATGACGCCAGAAGAGATTGCTGAAGTTGATTGGGCATACTACTGGACTGATGAACCCAAAGGCAATCACTTTATTGATAACATTATCAAACCAGATTTAGGAAAGTGTGCTGATGCGGCATTTGGTGCTGGCAATTGGGAATGGTATATGTGTGACTTTATTGTACTACATCCAGGTATGAATTTTATTCGTCCACATATTGACACACCATATAGATTTAAAGAGTTTAAGTATACAGAAGGTTTATTAGGATTACAATTTATGGTAATGCTGTGTGACTTTGATGAAAACAATGGAGCAACAGGTTATGTTCCTGGGTCACACAAATACATTTATGATTATTATCAAAATATGTATGCTGACAAGAGTGTATTTGACTTATTCTTTATGGATAATTATAAACAACATCAAGGACCAAAAGGTAGTTTTGTATGTTGGCACCCAAAAGTTATGCATAGCACTATGCCAAATCACAGTAATGAAATTAGACGTGGGTTATTATTACATGCTGCTGAAAAGAAAACTGCCAGGCGACTAAGAACTGTCGATCCTCAAAAGAATGTAATCTTACGCACTAGTTAACTTTTCTAACTAATTGTATATTGCGGCGTTTAATACGTTTTTGGCAAATATTGTTTAGGCTAATAGTTGGTCCATGAACTACTTGAAAGTCTTTAAGACTAAAAGTAACCATTGAGGATCTATATTTCTCCCAACGGCTCTTGAAAATAATGTTAATGGGGATCATCCTATTTGTTCCCCACCACCATTCTTCACCAAGTTCAATAAATTCTTCTTTATCTCGATCATTTTTAATATTATCAAAACAATACATACTGGCCATCTGATGGTCCTGATTTTGCATTATTCCAACGTACTCGTTACCACCGTACGAAACTAAAGTTAAGAACGGAAAGTTTTCTAGTAGTTTTTGATATTTGTTTGGTATATGTGTCATTATTATAATTACTTATCACTATAAATAGTAGTGGAGATCCGAAACATGAATTATCAAAGCAAAGCATATAGTTACAATCAACGAAGTGAAATTGTTATACCTAATCGTAGAGGTACAACTTATTACGGTTCACAAAATCATAAGCCATTAATTGCTTATGATGGGGTTACTAATGATTTTGAATTCTTTATTATTGATAACAGTCGCAAACCAGTAAGTTTAGCTAATAAAACTTTTAAAGCAAGTGTGGTTAATAGAACAACCAAGACTGCTATTATAACTAAAACTCTTGTTACACTTAGTACTGATACTGGTAGTGTATTAATGCGGTTAACTGAGTCTGATCTAGGTAAATTGCCTCCTGCGTTATATGATGTTACCATTACTTATACCGATAATGAAGCACTGGTATTTGGACTATATAGTGACCAAAACGCACGGTTAACATATGTATTAGAAGTAAAAGCTAACACAGCTAGCAGTATTAAACCTAGCTTAATTGATGACAGTTTCACAGGAAACAGAGACAAAACAAGTCCGTTTCCTAGTACAGCACAAACTCAAAATAGTGACGGAACCAACACTGTTGTAGCATATTTTACTAACTTTAGTGGTAAATTTTATGCACAAGGATCACTTGAACAAAGCCCAACATCTGGTAGTGATTGGTTCCAAATACAACTTAATCCAGGTGACGCAGAAGATCACTGGACATTTACTGGTGCCACTGGACTTGAGCCGTTTACATTTGATGGTATGTTTATGTGGGTACGTTTTACCTACATTGCTGACGCAGGTAACCAAGGAACACTTGACAAAGTGCTATATAGAAGTTAAACTGTATATATGATAGTTTTAGATTTTGTACGCCAGAGCATTCCTGGTGGCTGGAAACAGTCCCCAAGTGGATGGACAAGTGGTAATTGTCCAATGTGCCATACTCGTGGACACAGTAGAGATACTCGTGGACGTGGCGGTATAATGTTCCAGGACGATAAAGTTCAATATAACTGTTTTAACTGTAATTACAAAACAGGTTGGAGCCCTGGTAAAAGAATCAACACAATATTATCTGATTTACTGGTAGCGTTTGGCGCTGATCCAGCTCAAATACAACGAGTTAATTTTGAACTACTTAAAGAGAACGAAAAAGATCAGATAGCACAACAGTTTATCTCAACTACTGAACGTAAGGAAAAAGCTAAAATTACATGGCAACCAATGGAATTGCCAAACAACGCAACTACCTTTGATAAATGGGATACTGATACACTAACTCCAAGACAACTGGAAAGTTTTATAAAAGCAGTACAGTATGTTGAAGAACGTGGAATGAGTTTCTATGATGGTTGGCAGTGGACACCAGAAAGCCATTTCAGAAATCGTATCATATTGCCGTTTAACTATAAAGGAAAAACAGTAGGGTATACAGCACGTTGGGTAGGACAAACACCTGACAACGCCACACCAAAATACTATCATCAGATGCCCAAGCACTTTGTTTATAATCTAGACAAACAACGTACTCATAAGTATACAATCGTTACAGAAGGTCAAATGGACGCATTGTTAGTAAATGGCATTGCTACTAGTGGTAATACACCAAGTAATATACAGTGTGATATTATTGACGATCTAAAAAAAGAAGTTATAGTTGTACCAGACGCAGATAGCGCAGGCATGGACTTAGTTAAAACAGCTATTCGCAGAGGTTGGTCAGTCAGTTTTCCTCCATGGGAAGGCTGTAAAGATGCGGCAGATGCTGCTGTAAAATATGGTAGACTATTCACAGTGAGGAGCATTATAGACAGTGCAGAAACAAACACAACGAAGATCCAGCTACTTGCAAAATCCTATTGTAGATGATTATAATATAAGAGATGAAAATTTTTGGAGACAAGTAGATAAGATGAAACACATTAGCGCATATGCTGATTTACACAGTTATTGGACCAAGCATTTTGCTTGGATGCCAACTCGCAGTGATCACAGTGATAAGTTTATTTGGTTGACATATTACTGGGAATACGCTATAACTATGGATATGAATGGCGCAGTGCCACTTAAAGACACTGCCTGGCGAATGATCTACACTCGAGAGGAATATATATTGAAGAAGCTAACAAATAATGAGTGAAGAGTACACAGAAGATTTACAAAAGTTATATCTAGAGTTTTTACTTGCTGACAAAGATTTGTTTGTACGCTGTAATGCGATTACAAGCAGCAAATACTTTGTTCGTAAGTATCAGCCTGTTATGGACTTTATACAAGAACACGTAGATGGCTACGGCGATTTACCAACACATGAACAAATTAAAGCCAAAGTAAGAATTGAATTTGACGATGTCAGAGATAAGATTACTGATGACCATAAAAAATGGTTTATGGATGAATACGAAAAGTTTTGTAGACACAAGGCACTTGAGGGTGCTATCTTGGAAAGTGCTGATAAACTAGAACGGCATGAGTACGGAAGTGTTGAGCAACTAATTAAAGATGCTGTTGGTATTGGACTAGCAAAAGACTTTGGGCTTAACTACTGGGACGATCCAGCAGGACGTATACAAGCAATTAAAGACAATCGTGGACAAAACAGTACTGGATGGGAAAGCCTTGATAAAGTATTGTATGGCGGATTTAATCCAGGCGAACTAAACATCTTTGCTGGTGGTAGTGGTAGTGGTAAGAGTTTGTTTATGCAAAACATGGCACTCAACTGGAGTTTAGCTGGCAAGAACGTAGTGTATGTAAGTTTAGAACTTAGTGAAGAACTATGTAGCATGCGTATTGATGCTATGGTTACTAATCAGAGTACTAAAGATGTTATGCGCAATGCTGATGACACAGCACTTAAAGTTAGGATGTCTGGCAAAAAAGCAGGTGTACTACAAATGATACAAATGCCTAACGGTGCAACTATTAATGACATCAAGGCATATATTAAAGAATATCAGATACAAAAAGACATTAAAATTGATGGATTGTTTGTAGACTATTTGGATCTTATGATGCCTGTTAGCGTTAAAGTTAATCCAAGCGATCAGTTTATTAAAGACAAGTATGTAAGTGAAGAACTACGTAACTTAGCTATTGAGCTTAACATATTGTTTGTTACAGCGTCTCAGTTGAATCGTGGTGCTGTTGATGAAGTAGAGTTTGATCACAGTCACATTGCTGGTGGTATTAGTAAGATTAATACAGCAGACAACCTAATTGGTATCTTTAGCTCAAGAGCAATGCGTGAACGTGGCAGAGTGCAAATACAGTTTATGAAAACACGTAGTAGTAGTGGTGTTGGATCTAAACTAGACTTGGGCTATGATATGAATACACTGCGTATTACAGACTTGGATGAAGATGAACAAGGTGAAGAAGGACAAGTAGCAAGTATCTATCAGAGCTTAAAGAATAAAGCAACTGTTAGCCCTGCTGGTACTGAGTCAGCACAGCCTGATAATACCGCAGTGGAAAACGCCGCAAGATTACAAAATTTACTTAAACGAAGGGAATAGTTGTTAAAACATTGATGCCGTTGACCTTATGTGATATCTATAATATGATGTACGAACAACGGGCGAAGATATTAGCCTGAATTGTTGCCCGCATCCCATAGCTGGTAGTAATTCTTATTGCCTATGGATCCTAAGTTCACGATCAGGAAATGCAAAGTTGCCATAAGTACTATCCATCAATGTTTTAACAACAATATTTATAAATAGTATTGATATGAAACGTAAAACGAGATCTATTTTAGAAGAAATTAATTCTATGTCACCAAAGCGTGATAGGAAGCAACTAGTAGAGGCTAATGCTGAACAAGTAATTGTGACAGCAATTAACCTTATTGAGATGATTAATGAGACATTTGATGTCGAGACGGCGGCTGATTTAAACAAACGCCTAATTAATTCAATACGTACTAAAGATCCTCGAAAGTTTAAAAGAGGGGTATCAAAGCTGTGAAGGTTAGAGACATTATAGGTGGATTATCCAAGCGTAAAATACGTCGTGGTAGCCGCATCAAAAGATTAAGACAGGAAGACTTTCATCTTAAAGAAGGTGGGAATATATTTCCTAACAGTGTAAGTTTCGATCACAAAATGATACCTGCTATTATGAAAACAGTTAATAGTGTATTAAGTAAAACTGGCAGTACTGCTATACCAATTGGTAGTGGAGCAACTCCTACGCCTGGTAAAGTAAGTGGCGACTTAGATATGATTGTAGATGTAAATCAACTCAAGCAACACTTTGATATGGCAGATGCTAAAGATGCTGACATTCGTAAAAAACTACGTCAAGTATTTGACTTAACTGGTCTTAATACAGCACAAAGCGGCACAAGTGTACACGTTGAAATACCTATGGATGATCATACACACCAAGTAGATATTATGGTAGTACCAAATGCTAGTAATGCCGCAAAGTTTCATACACACAGTATTCCACAAGGTAGCAAGTTTAAAGGTGTAAACAAACAGATTACATTAGCTAATTTAGCTAAAAAGAAGAATTTATTGTGGTCGCCATACCAAGGCTTGTTTAAGCGTTTAGAAAATGGTAAAAAAGATCCAAACGGATTAGTAACAGATAACATTGATAAAGTAGCACAAGTATTATTAGGCCCAAATGCCACAGGAAAAGATATTGGCAGTGTAGAACAAATTATGGCTGCATTGGGTAAAGAAGCAGGCGATGCATTACTTGCAGATCTACGTAGTGATCCAAATTGGAAAGAACTAGAATGAAAGCCCGTCAATTTTTAGCGGAAGCAGCCAAAGTAGGTCGTGAATATCAGCACCTAGAAGATTTGGTGTTTGCTGAAGGCAGTGCCGGCGCCCTACGAGCGGCGAGTATATTACAAAGGCTCGGACAAGATTCAAATGATGTAGCTATCAAATGGGACGGGAACCCTACTATCTATTGGGGCAGAGAAGCAGACGGAACGTTTGTACTAACTGGTAAAAATGGCTGGGGTAAAAATAAAACTACTAGAAGTGATGAATTAAAATCATTTGTTATGAGTACTGGT